TCAGTGCATCACATAGTTAAGATTAAGCACAATTGGGACTTGCGATTAGATTTAAATAATTTAAAGTCCTTGTGTGAGAAATGCCATAAACAAGAAGATATGAAGAGTGCTAGGAGGAGATAGGATGATAGCAGGTGCAGAAGTGAATATACCGCAAGGGTATATGGTTGGTGGACAAAGAAAGTGCGGAAAGAGTTACTATTTAATCGAAAAGTCAGCCGAGACTCAAATTCCAATTTTAACTTTCAATTATGGCGCAAGTAGGCTATTAGAGAATGAAGCTCATAAATTAGGATTAAAAATCCCAAAACCACTTTATGTTGATCAATGGACACGCAATAATGGTGGTGGTTACGGAGCAATTTCGGTGTTAGTCGATGAGATAGGCTTAGTGTTAGAAAATTTGTTGAATATAAGAATTAATGAATCAACGACAAGTGCCTGCTTTAAACCATTACCATCGGCATGGGATGGATCATATGGAGTGGATGCGCCAACGGTCGAGTCAGAAGATAACAGAAAAGATATTAGTGATTTAATAAGATTTTATCCATCCGGATTACAAAAATATTCATTAAATGATTTCAGAGTGAAGTGTGAATTGCCTGTGATTGAAAAGGTGGTCACTGGACTAGAAGCGTTGGATTATTTATCGCAAGGAAAGATTTTAGTAGACAAAGAATCAGGGATGAAGTACATCCCTGTTAAGCATGCTGATGTTATCCTTGAAGTTAATAAAAATGAAAAGAAAATCGTTGATAAAATCGAGATAAAGCGTGAGTATTTAGTTCAATCCTAGCGGAAATGTCGAATATCGGAGGGGAGGGCGGGTCAAAAAAGTTTTTTGTCGAATCCCCGAAACCGTATGTGCAGTTTTCTGTGAAAAAAATTCCCTAAATGAAATTTCTAAAACTTAAAAATTCCAGGTGGTAAACCGAGGGGGTGAAAAACGTGGCAAGACCAAGGCAACCAGTTGAATTATTGCTATATAAAGGTAAAAAAAATCTTACGAAAAATGAGATAGAAAACAGGCAAAAAAATGAAATAAAAGCGCGGTGTGATAACGTCGTTCCACCCTCATATCTTTCGACAAAAAAGCAAAAAGATGAGTTTAATAAAATTGCAAAAGAACTCATTGAATTAGGAATTTTCTCAAATCTTGATGTAGATACACTAGCAAGATTTATTATCGCGAGGGAACAGTATATTAAATTATACAAACGCCTGAAATCGTTAGATTGCTTAAGTGATGAGTATTCAAAGGGGTTAATAAACCAGGACAAACTATTCAAACAGTGTCGGCAGTGTGCTGCCGATTTAGGGCTAAATATTTCAAGCCGATGTAAATTAGTCACGCCAAAAGCAGAAGAGAAAGAGGTAGATCCTCGGGATGCGCGGTTCGGTGATGTCTGATGTTGTTGCGGGAATTTTTAATCAATTATTCCAACGAGGTCATCACAGGCAAGGTCGTCGCATGCATTAAACACAAGCAAGCATGCCAAAGATTTTTAAATGAAATAGTGAAAGAGGGAACTGAAGAGTTTCCTTTTTATTTCGATGACGATAAAGGTCTGAGGTTCATTGAATGGTCGACTTTCTTTAAACACACGAAAGGACCCCTACAAGGTCAAAGCATAAGTTTTGAGCCTATTCAAATTTTTATATTTGGGAATATTTACGGTTGGTGCCGGGTGGGAAGCGGGAGACGGCGATTTAAAAAAGCTTATTGGCAAGTTGCTCGTAAGAATGCTAAAACCCAATCGATGGGGTGTGTTGGGTCGTACGAATGTATGGCAAACGGCGTTAATATGAGTGAAGTTTATGTTGCGGCTACAAAAAAAGAGCAAGCTAACATCCTCTATAAAGAGATTGTCGCTCAGTTGAAGGGGTGCGGTTATTTACAAAAGAAATATAACGTAAAGTACGGCAAGATTAATCACTTAAAATCAGATTCTTTTATCACCGCTCTTTCGAAAGATGCCGGAAAAGAAGGGGATGGATTCAATCCCCAGTGTGCACTTATCGATGAATATCATGCGCATAAAACATCAGAGATTTACGACGTGCTTGTTTCAGGGATGGGGGCGCGATCAGAACCCTTAATCATCATTATCACGACAGCGGGATTTGAACTGAATTATCCATGTTATTCAGTTGAATATAAATACGTGAGTCAAATCTTAGACCCAGAAAATCCGATTGAAAATGATGAGTATTTCGTTATGATTAATGAACTAGATCCGGACGATGATTACAAAGATGAATCGGTATGGCCAAAAGCAAATCCGATTGTTTGCACATCAGAAATCGGATTAGAGTATCTTCGTGGCGAGTTAAAAGTAGCGATTGATGTGCCTGAAAAGAAAAAAGGTTTCTTAACGAAAAACATGAACATTTGGGTGGACGCGAAAGATAACGGGTACATGGATATGACTCGTTGGAATGCATGTGGTGACAGGAAATTCACGCTGGAGTGGCTACGCGGGTGTGAAGTGATAATTGGTTCCGATTTATCGGCTAAAATCGACCAAACCTCATACACGATTGAATGTTACAAAGACGGAAAGTTTTACGTTTATAATTTTGCCTTTATTCCAGAAGAAACCTTAAAAGCCAAGATGAAAAGTGACAAGGTGCCGTACGATCTTTGGGTAGAGCAAGGTCATATTGTTAAAGTCCCAGGAGCAGTGGTCGACTATGACTTTGTTCACGATCACATGTATGAAACAATTAAGAATTATGATTTAAAGCCACTAGAATTTCCAACAGACCCATGGAATGCTTATCAGTTGATTATCGACCTATCGATGGATGGCTTTATTGCCCCCGAAATTAGACAAGGGTTTCAGACATTAAGTGGGCCAACTAAAAATTTCAGAGAAGCAGTTTATAAGAGAAATGTCGTTCATAATCACAACCCGAACTTCTCCTGGTCTGTCTCGAATGCAGTAACCAAACAAGATTCGAATGAGAATATTATGCTAGATAAAGCAAAGTCGTACGAGAGAATCGACCCAATCGCATCAGCAATCAATGCCCATGTCCGCATGATGGCATATGTCGCAGTAAAACCGACGGATATTAACAAATATACAACGGATGAATATCTAGACAAAGTTTGGAGCTAGTAAGATGAAAGATAAGATTTTAGAAATTTTAAAAAATAATATTGATGATGTGTTGTTGCTACTCGGAACTGTATGCATCACAGCATCGGCAACAATGATATCGCTAGCACTTGGACTATTTGTATTAGGTGCTTTTTTAATTCTCATTGGATACCTCATTTCATCATGAAAGGAGGTGAATAAATGTTATTGAACAAAATAAAAAATTCGGCCAAAAATGAGGAAAAAGTAACAGTTGGAGTTGGAGATAAAGAAATTTTAAACTGGTTAGGCATAGATCCAGACGGTGAGGTTGGGATATCAGGGATTAAATCACTTAAAGAAGCGACGGTGTATGCATGCATTGACCGCCTTTCAAAAGATATCGCTAAATTGCCCATAAAGATTTTTCAAGAGACAGAAGCGGGAAAAGTTAAACTATCTAATCATAAACTAACAAACTTATTAAGGCTTAGACCAAATCCGTATATGTCTTCGTACAGCTATCGTGTTGCATTAGAGGTTCAAAGAAATTTGTACGGAAACGCCTATGCTTACATTGATTTTGATTCGAAAGGGCAAGTTCGGGCACTTTATCCCTTTGATTCTCCCAGTATGAGCATTATTGTCGATGACGCCAATGTTTTACCGTATAAACAAAAAATTTGGTACGTGTATAGCGGAAATGGCGGGACATACCGATTCCATCCGGACCAAATCTTACACTACAAAGGGATGACAGTAGATGGAATTGTTGGCATGAGTCCGATTGATACATTAAGACATTTAGTTGAGAATTCAAAAGCAAGTCAACAGTATATTAATCAATTTTTTAAAAATGGTCTTCAGGCAAAGGGGATTGTGCAATACACGGGCGATTTAGATCCAATCGCTGAACGTCGTATGTTGCAACGATTCGAACAAATGTCGAATGGGTTAAAGAATGCACATAAATTTTTTGCTATGCCCCTCGGTTTTCAATTTCAACCCTTAAATTTAACAATGGCGGATGCACAATTTTTAGAAAATTCGGAATTATCGATTAGACAAATCGCGGCCGCTTTCGGAATTAAAATGCATCAGATAAATGAGTTATCTCGTGCGACGTATAGCAATGCATCTCAACAACAAGAAGAGTACTATAAAGATACTTTATTACCGATTTTAACAATGTACGAACAAGAGGATACTTATAAGTTATTGTTAGATAGTGAATTAGAAGCAAATATTTATCTCAGAACAAATGTCGATGTGATCTTAAGAACAGATATCAAAACACGCTATGAAGCGTATAGAACAGCAATTCAATCGGGATTCTTATCGGTTAATGAGGTTCGTTCAACCGAAGAAAAACCACCAAAAGAGGGCGGTGATGAATTATTAATCAACGGAAATATGATGAAAATTCATCAAGCCGGAAGTCAGTATTTGAAAGGGGGTGACAACAATGAAAAACAACCTGGAGAGCCTTCTGAAACTGAAGAATAGTACCGAAACAAGCGCTGATCTATACTTCTATGGCGACATCGTATGCGATTATTGGGGAGCTTGGACAGAAGAAGATCAATACCCTCAACAGATTAAAGAATTTTTAGACGACGCCAAAGGCAAAGACCTTAACATCTACATTAATAGTGGTGGTGGCTCGGTATTCGCAGGATTAGCGATTTATCATATGCTAAAAAGACATCAAGGCTATAAGACGGTGCGAGTTGATGGTTTAGCCGGCTCAATCGCTTCTGTAATTGCATTAGCGGGAGATAAAGTGGTCATTCCGCCGAGCGCGTCGTTAATGATTCACAAGCCGTGGACATTCGCAGTTGGGAATTCCGCAGATATTCGCAAAGTCGCTAAAGATTTAGATGACATTGAAGAATGCATTCTAGCTGTTTATGAAGAAAATTTAAGAAATGGCGTGGACATGTCAACGATTAAAGAAATGGTTGATGCCGAAACGTGGTTAGATGGGAATAAGGCGAGCCAATACTTCAATATAGAAGTTGGCGAGGATAGACAAATATTAAATTGCGTATCGGATTATTTCGATTCATACCGAAACGTGCCTGATAAATTCAAAAACTCAAAGGCGCAAAAAGTTAAAGATGACATTGAAACTGAAAAAACAAAATTATTACTGGAATTAGAGATGATCTAGTTCTTTTTTTATACCCAAAAAAGGAGAATAAAAATATGACAAAAGAAATGCGCGAATTATTAAATTCAATTGATAACAAAAAAATTGAAGCGAAAAAATTAGTAAATGCCGGCGATTTAGAAGGTGCAAAGGCCTTAAAAAACGAAATTGTCGCTATGCGTGAAAAGTACGACTTATTAGCAGAATTAGAACAAGAACCAGTTCCAGGAGAGCCGTTTAATCACGAGGATGAAGGTGAAGGAAAAAAAATTAATGCATTAGATGCTTTTACTAAAGGGTTCAAAGCTGCAATTAAAGGTGAGGGCATTGATAAGGAAACTCGTGAAGTTTTGAATGCAACAACGATGACCGAAGGTGTGCCTGAGGATGGTGGATTAACAGTTCCGCAAGATATCCGCACGAAAGTTAAAGAGTTAAGACGAGCAGGATTTGCATTAGAAAATTATGTTACTGTCGAAAAAGTTCCTACATTATCGGGATCACGAAATATTGAGGTTGAAGCAGAATACACACCATTTGATAACGTTGACGAAGCCGCAGACTTCCCTGATATCGATGGGCCCACAATCAAAAATGTAAAATATGAAGTGAAGAAAAAAGGTGGAATCTTAAAAGTAACAAACGAATTATTACAAGATACGGCAGAGGGATTAAAAGCGTACCTCGTAAATTGGATGCATAAGAAGTCGCGTGCGACACGAAATTTTTTAATTCTTAAAAAATTAGATGAAATTTGTGAAACGCCGAAACCGGTAGTAGATTTAGATGATTTAAAAGATATTTTTGATGTAGAGCTAGATCCAACGATTGCATTAACCTCAGTCGCTATCACAAATCAAGATGGATATAACTATTTAAACAAATTAAAAACTAATGATGGAGAATACGTTTTACAAAAAGACCCGACGGATAAAACTAAAAAATTGTTATTCGGAGAGTATCCGATCATTAAGGCGTCAAATAAAATGTTGAAAACGAAAGAAGGAAAAGCGCCGATTTATTGCGGCGATTTAAAGCAAGCTATCACCTTATTTGATAGAGAAGCGATGTATATCGAATTCAACTCAACAGCAGGTGAGTATTGGAAAAAAGATTTAATCGCGATGAAAGCGCGAGAACGTTTAGATGTCCAAACACTTGATGCTGCTGCAGTTGTTAAGGGAGAGATTGCAATTCCAACTAAGATGACATTAAAACAAGAAGAGGAGTCAGAGTAATCTGATTTCTCTTTTTTATAAGAGGGATAAAAAATGATTGATGCTCAAGATATAATTTCATTCGGAAGTTTAGGAGACGCTGAAATTCCCGAGATTGAAGCAACTATCGAAGCGGGAAAAATTCATTTAAAAAATGCAACAGGTAAAGAGTTTGATGAAAAAAATGCATTAGCGGTCTTATACCTTAAAATTTGGGTTGTAGACAGATGTGAAAATCGCATCACGGATGGAAAATGCAAGGAAACATTAAATTCAATACTGACACAACTTAAATTTTGTGATTGAGGTACGGCTATGTATGTGATAGATCCAGGACAATTTAAATATAAAATTGAAATATTAGAGCGAATTAAGACGTATGACGACGCTGGGAGCCCAGTTGAATCGTGGGACGAAGGAGTAGGCTTTAAATCAGTGAAGCAAACAAGAGCGTGCGTTAAACCAGTTAGTGCGAAAGATTATTTCGAGGCGATGGCGAATCAAATGCAAATCACGCACAAAATCATCATTCGCTACACCAAAGGTATTAATCATAAGATGTTTATCAAATTTAGGGGCCGGAAACTTGATATCGTGCGAATCATCAACATCGATGAAGCGGATAAATATTTAGAAATTCAAGCAGTGGAGTCGATGTAATGAGTGGCTATTTTGATTTTGAGATAGAAGGCATTGAGAAAACGATTAAAGCATTATCAAAAGCAAGCGTCCAAAAGCAAAAAGAGTTTGAATCTGTCGTTAAAAAAAGTACTCAACGCGTTAATAAATACGCTAAAGCGAATATTGGGAACCATCAAAAAACCGGAAATCTAAAAAATTCTATTAAAGCAAAATATTTTTGGAAAGACGGACCCGCCTCAACTGTATTCCCACGAGGGACAAAGGGAGCTCATCGTCATTTAGTCGAATACGGGACACAGTTAAGACGTCATAAAAGTGGAAAAAGCGTTGGAACAATGAAGGCATACCCTTTCATGAAATCGGCACACGAAAAAGAAGAACCTCGCTTTATCGCCGAGGTTAAGAAAGTAGTGGATGAAGATGTTATTGTATAATATGCAACGCGCGGTCTTTCAGAAACTATCCCGAAACACAGACGTCAGTATCTTTGATTACTATCCAGATGCAGATAAAGAGACGTTCCCAATCATCATTATTGAAGGAATCGAAAGAGAAGATAATGACGAATGGTCCACACGGGATGGGAAAGTAGTTAATATTTCTATCACGTTAGACGTGTGGGGATTTATGAAAGATAGAAAAAAAGTGAATGAATTATTGGAGATTATTGAAAAGTCGCTACAATGCGATTTAACTGTCGATAATCTCTTTTTTGAATACGAAAAAACAGAGTACGTCCGATTAACTCGGACGCAAGAAAATTTCAATAATGGAGAGATTAAACTCACCTATAGAGTGGAGGAAGTATAATGTCGGAAAAAAGAAAAACTAAAGGCTGTTTATATGAAATAAGTTTTGAAACAGAAGCAGGGACATTTGAATCGCTTGGTGGTGGGAAGGATGGGGCATTAAATCGTTCGGCATCTACCATCGAGACAACAACGCGTGATTCAAACGGATGGAAAGAAAATGAAGTAGGAATTAAAGAGTGGTCGTTTGAGATGGATGGGTTAATCGTCCTTAATGATGGTTGCTATAAAAAGTTAGAACAGAAATTTATGAATGATGAAAAAATTAATATTAAAATCGTCACGCCAACCGGCAATCGTTATGAGGGGCGAGCCATCATTACAGATTTTCCAATTGAAATGCCTTATTCCGATGCGGCAACCTATAGCATTTCCGCAACCGGAGACGGTGCATTGAATATTGTTGAACCAACTAAAACAGTCGTATCAACCAAGGAGGCTAAATAATGAAAAAAACAGTATTAATTGAACTAGATAAGGCACGTAACATGCGCTTAGGTACAAATCAAATCGCTAGATTAGAAGAAATGGGAATTAATTTGACTAGCGGTGATCAAACACTAGGAATGCGTGAATTCCGTGCCTTTCTTTTTGTAGCTTTAAGTTGGGAAGATAAAAATTTAACGTTAGAACAAGTTGGAGATATGATGGATGATGTCTTTGCTGATGAAGAGAAAGGAATGGAGTATTTAGAGAATAAGATTGAGGCGTGCATTAAAAACTTCATGCCGAATGTTGAAGTGGGAAAGATGTAGTTGACGAATCGAATGCATTAACAGATGAGGAGTTATTCCAATATTGCGTATGCGAATTAGGAATAGCTCCTTTTGATTATTACGATTTGTCACCTAAAGAGTTACATTTGATTGCCGAATACGTTCCAAAAAAGAGGAAGCGGGACTATGAAATGCAACGAAAAGTCATGATGATGGCAGTTGCGTGCGCTATGAGTGGAAAAGATAAACCTTTATTTGAGTTAGAAGAGAAGGAGAAGATGAAAGATATTTCGGCAGAAGAACGTCAAGAAACATTGAAACTCCTAAATGAAGCGTTTGGAGGTGGATATTAATGGCGTTATTAGTCAAAATCGGTGCCGACATTAAATCATTCGACAAAGACTTAAATCGAGCGATAAATAGCATTAAACCACTAACAAATAAACTTTCCTCGATCGGAAAAACATTAACTGCATCTATAACCCTCCCATTAGCAGGACTCGCCGGAATCTCAATTAAAACGGCAGCCGACTTCGATAGCTCAATGAATCAAGTCGCTGCTATCTCAGGCGCAACTGGAGATGATCTACAAGCATTAAGAGATAAAGCGAAAGAAATGGGAGCGACAACATCTAAAAGCGCATCTGAAAGCGCCGAAGCCATGTCTTATATGGCCATGGCGGGATGGAGCACGAATGATATGCTAGATGGATTGGAAGGAGTCTTACGATTAAGTGAAGCCGCAGGAACTGACCTAGCGCTAACGTCTGACATTGTAACAGATTCCTTGACGGCATTTGGAATGAGTGCTAAAGATAGCGGGAAATTTGCCGATTTACTGGCGAGTGCATCAATTAATGCAAATACAAACGTCGAAATGCTTGGAGAATCATTTAAATATTGCGCCCCATTGTTTGGAGCGATGGGATATAGCGCAGAAGATGCCGCATTAGCGCTCGGATTGATGGCCAACGCAGGGATTAAAGGAAGTCAGGCAGGTACGTCATTAAAAACTGCGATCACCAACATGGCAAGTCCGACCGCCGCCATGAAAAAGGCGATGGGAGAGTTAGGAATCTCGTTAACTGATTCAGAAGGAAACATGAAATCATTTAAAGACGTCATGGGGAATCTAAGAGATTCATTTGCAGACCTAGACGAATCCCAACAAGCATCATATGCAGCGACCATTTTCGGAAAAGAAGCGATGTCGGGAATGCTAGCGATCATCAACGCGTCAGAAGAGGACTTCATTAAATTAACTGAAGCGACAAGCAACTATGAAGGAACGGCTACATCAGTCGCCGAAACGATGCAACAAGGTCTTAACGGTCAATTGACAAGTTTGAAAAGTAAACTAGAAACGGCAGCAATTGCAATCGGTGAGAAACTAATGCCAATTGCTGAAGCCTTTGTAGGGTGTTTGAATAACATGGTTGATAAATTTAATAACTTATCACCGGCTATGCAAAACGTCGTCTTAGTTGTAGCGGGATTTGTCGCCGCATTAGGACCTTTATTAGTAATAATCGCAAGTCTTATAAAGTTAAAACAAATGTGGCA